TTTGCTCCGCCTCTTTTGCGGCTTGTTCATTCTTTTCAGCTTCGGTCATATTCGCCGCTTCAAGTGCTTTGCACTTCTTTTTGTACTCGGACAGGTCTCTTGCTGTGTTGTCGAATACTTCTTTTTTTACGTATCCTGAATAATCGGGCTCTGGAATGTTGTAACCGAGCAACAAATTAAGCTTCTCCGTATCGGACATGCTGTCGGAATATCCAGGAATGTTAGTCATGTCAATTTTCATTCATTTTCTCCTTGCGTTTGAAAGGTTCTCTCCTTTATTTTGCGTTTGAAAGGTTCTCTCCTTTTGCGTTTTAATGCTTCTCTGCATATAAAAAGCTCCTCGCGGAGCTGATTACCGATTTATAGGACTAAGCCAGCATCTACAGAAATAATGTGTTTTTTTCGGAACGTTTTCTATATCGTAAATTATACCATCGCGTTCGCGGCACTGCTGGCACACGTTATCGTCCTTTGCGGCGTTCCACTTAACGTACCTTACACGCGCATCGTGAAATGCCTGCACCGTCGCCTCGTCCGTCACGTCTATGGCGTATTGCTTTAATTGCCTATACCATAAGCTGAACGCTCGCTTCATTGCATGATTTATTGCTTTGCGGTCAAGCGCAGAATTAGCCGAAGCATCTGCTTTAATGGTTAGAACAGCTTCAAGAAGTCTATCGCGCTTTCTAATAACCTCGCTTGTATATATATATTGCGTTACGCTGTTAGGTTTATTTAGCAATACGAATAACCACTCGCCCCAATCTATGCGCTTATTACCTTTTGCAAAGCCATATGCGCGCCCCGCAATTTCCTTGAAAGTTATTATATTGAGTTCATCAAGCTCGGAATACAGTTCAACAAGTATTTGTTTTATTTGCGAACTGCTGTCGGAGCGAACGAGCGCACTAATTATCTTTTTTTGATATTTCAAGTAAACACGCCATATGACCTGTGAGAGGCTAAGTGTTATTTTATCAGCATAGTCGTATACTTGGTCATTCATTAAGCGTGTCCTTATGGTTTTGCTTTCCATTGTCTATTATGTCAGTAATGGTTTTAGCCGCTTCCGCATCTTGCGCTTGCTTACGCCTTATCGCTGCGTCTGTGTTTTCGATAAATGTAAGCCTATCAACTATGTCAGCATCTGAAATTACGCCGGAGGCGGCCATCTGAGACGCAAATTGCGCCTCTTCAATCAGAGAGGACGGTGTGTTTCGCTCAAAATTAACATCAAGCGTCTCCCAGTTGTACTTCTCTCCGGTCAAAGCGTTCAGCAATGCCGTTATCTTTTTTGCCCTTCCTTCAAGTAAAGACCTTTCGTAGCCACGTTCAAATATGAGGATTTTATTATCCAAACCATAGTTGTGAAGGCGCACCGCAGATAAGTTTTGATATGCTTCGCCCGTTCTTACTGGATTTTTCAATCCCAAACTTGCATAAATGTCGTTCGTCAAGTCTTCAAAGAAATTTTGAATCGCTCCGATATCAACTTTTTTTATCAACCACTCGACCTTTCCTGTGTCGTCAAGGTACAACGTTTTGAACTCTTCAAGTGAAGCCTTACGCTCGCGTTCTTCTTCTTTTGAGCTTGGACGCAAGAAGCCGGTCAATACCATGATGGCTTCATCATTATATTTGAAGGTGTTCTTTAGATTGTTATATAAATAGTCGCGCGATTTTATTTGCGATAGCACATTCTCAAACAGCGACATATGGTAAGGCATAGAATACTCGACAACGGGAATACCGACAAGCTTTAAGAGCGCTGCATTAGGTGCGTCGGCTAACATATTAACGCGATTTGAAAGTGAATTATCCTCGAATACGAACTTGTCCCACCGATTTTGAGTAATAAACTCGAATGTGTCAGTTCGCTGCCCTGTTTCCCAGTCGGTAATACATTCGTGGCTAATAAATCCTATTGGGTTAGCCTCTAATGTAGCATCTTTTATAAGAACGCAGGAACGCGGGTTTAGAGGCTTAAACCTTATCCTTGTTTTGTTATCTCCGTCACGAACTGTATATATGCGCTCATATGCTGTGCCGCATATCATTGCGTTTTGAGTAATATTTATGTTGACTTCATCCTCATGATTTTCACGCATTATCGCAACATATGCATTGACATAGTTCTCATTGATAGGCTTATCTGTGGTTTTGAATATAGCCTTTTTCCCCACAGCCGTATCGACCTTTTCAACCGTTGTGTCAGTACGGCTATAATATTTGCAGGGCTTTCCGATAAAATAGCCTGTAGCAATATCTACCGCATATTGAGGTATAGGGGTGTATACCTTATAGTCGTTATTATGTGATAGTAATGCATCGGCGACACAATCTTTTTTTGTATATTCATTAAATAGTGCTTCGCGCTTTTGCAAAATTGGCGCTACATTGCGCCAAAATGCGCGAATGTTAGTCTCATTAACACGGTTTAACGCCTGGGGCGTCATTATTATTTCACTCATTTATTCACCGCCTTCTTAAAATAGTTTTTCAAAACTTCCCGAGAGTGACATGCCTGGGAATATCTCATAACCTAAAGCATATGACAAAGCGTCAATACCGTGGTCATTAGCATCTTCAGGAACGTCAAGCACATTTCCGGCGCTGTCCGTCCGCCATCTATAAACCTTTAATTCATCTATTAAATTCGCACAGGACACATCGACATAAATTACATAGTCATGCAACCACTCAATGCGACGCTGCTTCGCCGTTTTGGCGCCCTTCGCCTTGCCTTTGCGGCATTTATCAGCATGAATTCCTAACTCCCGCAATTCTTGTATTCTGTCTGGTTCGGCATTGTCACAATATACAATTTGTCCCTGCAAATATCTACCGACTTCTTTACCGAACGCATTTGTTGTGCATTGCTTTTTGTAAACTTCATTGTACACATATATGCGCCTTTTCTCTTTGTCAAGGTAGCATTGTATCAATACATTCGGGTCATTATATCCAAAGTCTATCCCGTTATATAGATTACGCTTAAACGGAGGAATTTCGCCTTTTGACCTCATTTCATTAAGGTCGGCCACGACCCAATTTTTACCCCTTTCAAATATCGTTGTTCCTATACGCCCGAAATTACCGAGAGTATCAACCCATAATCTTTCCCCTGTGGCAAACTCGCGCTGTAGTATGTCATCCTGCGTCAAAAATCTGTTATCAACGTAAGTCGTTTTTAGCATAGTCACTTTAGCACCGTCTACCATGCCGTACGCAATCTTATCGCTGAGCGTTTGCGTTTTTAATTCTTCAATGCTTCTTACGTCAGGGTGATGCCATATGGGCGAGAAGAATACGCGATACATCCAGTGGTTTTCAGGTATCGGATTAAATGCCAGGATTACGCGCTTTTTAGGTTGAGGTAATCCCGCACGCTGCGCGTCCATATCAATACCGCGCAAACAGTTATTAAGTGTATTAAAGCTGTCGTAATCGGGGCATTCGTCCCCCTCTTCCATAAAGATATCAGTTAATACCCCTCGTTTTGGCTTTATTGATTTTAGTCTGCGCGGCTCTTCTAATGCTCCAAACAAGATTTGCCTACCATTATGCTTGCATGTAATAGTCATGGTGTTCTTTTCGGTCGTGTACTCGTTTGTAAGCCCCCAATCGTCAATTACCGACAAAATTTCATTATAAACGGAGTTGCGCAAGTCAATTTTATAATAACGACAAACCAACCAATTATGACCTGAATAATTCGATGCAACGATGCGGCGCGTTATATCGTTCGATTTGCCGCTTCCGCGGCCGCCCCAGACAATCTGGATACGGCTATCATCGTCAAGCAGACAAGCATAAACATCGTTAAACCCATCTTTTAATATGATTCGCGGCGAACCGTCCGAGAGAAAAAAGCAGTACACCACGTCGGCCGGGTCAATGTTATACTTCGCGCATATCGTTTCCAATGAGCTGTTCATTCTTTATAATCACCGCCTTTGCATCGGAAATTATCTTTTCCCCGTCCGTCAACGATTCATGAGAAAGCAATGCAACGCTCGTACCATAACCTCCACGAATAACCTTATCAGCGTTATTCGAATTGAAGCTTATATTTAATCCGTCTGTGTATCCCGCGCGGTTAAGTATTGCAATGGCTGCCGTTATTCTATCGCGTGCCGCCGGAGCTTCGTTCATTTCTTTAAGTAATCGCCGCAATGCTGCCGGAGCATATCTCTTGAAAGCGTATTTTGTTTGGTCATCCTGTTCGGCTTGACGGTCTTTTATTTTTTCAACAAAAGATTTATCCTTAAACCACTTACATACCGTTGAGATATCTAACCCGAGAGCGAGGGATAGTTCTTTTTGCGTAGAGATAACATTGCCGTTTTCGTCTCCATTCACAAATAAATCTATCGCTTTAAGTTGTTTATCGCTAAATCCTATGCTTTGATTGTTATCTTTCGCCACGAGTAATCACCATCCCTTTTTACTCGAAGTTGTATTCTGTTAAAACACTCCCCATTATGGGGCATCCTGAAATAAATGGTGTCCCTTACTAT